GGCCGCGCCGGGCCCGGCCGGGGGCCTCGTCGCGGCTCCCCGCCGCTAGGGCGGGTAGGGAGAGTGCCTGTCTTACTTTCTCGAAGAACCCCATGCCCTAATGATGCGGCATGGGGGTGACAAACTACCTATTCGTTGTGGTTGCGGTAGATATTTCGGGCGGCGCTCTTAGCTGCATAGGGGTCATCGTGGCCGGTTTTCAGGTGCCGTGCTAGGGCATACCAGGCGGCGTTTCGGTCATCATGCATTTCTCGCCATTCGCATTTATCGCATGTGATTAGGATAGTGTGGTCGGTGGCGTCGATTGCCGGGGATTTACGTTTTTCGTTTCGCATAATTTATCCAATAAATGGTTCGGGGGCGGTGGTTTCGGGGATTTGGTAGCCGGCAAGGGCGGCTAGGCCGGCTTCTAGGCGGGCAGTGCCAGCGGCGCTGTTACGCCTGCTGAACATTCGCCCTTTCTCACCGACATTGCGGAGTTCGGCCACATCAAGCTCGTACTCGACGCCAGCACAGCGCCTTACGCAGATAGGCATGGTATCCGCTTCCTGGTCGAGGGCCTGCAAAAAGTCCTCGGTGGCGGCTATCATCTCATCGGTGGATAGCGGTTTCCAATGCTCAGGAAGCGCGATAGCTAGCTGGTCGGCAAGGCGTTTCGTAGGGCCGTATGCATCACCGCATACCTCGGTGGCGATACCGCGGCGCACCAACTCTTTTGCGGTGTCGATCACCCATTGCCGGCCGGGGCGGGCGTCGATGACCTCAATGCCTACGCCTCGGCCTTGGTTGATGGTGCCTACCGCGGCTAGGGCGGTAGTGGCGCCATCCCAGGAAATGCCGACACCTAGGGTGACCGGCCCATCATCTAGCGGCACTGTGGTGGTGATACCGCGGTAGGCGTCTAGATCAATGGCCTTCTGCCTGGTGTTCTTTGAGCGCACATTGCCGTACGCGCGCAGCCATTCGTTAAAGTCCATGTCCTCATTCTCTAAAGGCTCAAGGACTTTTTCGCGGGTGCATAGGCCAGCGGCTACACCGGGGTGAGCCGCTAAAACGTCCTCGATGGTGAAGGAAGTGGCCTCTTGCGGATCAGCGGAGGCGCCTACTCCATAGTCGATTACCGCCACACGGGGCGGCGTTTCGGCAATCGCCTTAGCAAGACGGCTATGCCAGTAGTCGGATTCAGCATCGCCAGCAGCACTAATCTGCACAATCTGGCTGTTATTCCTGGTCAGCTGGGTAGCACGCACCGCCTGCATAAGGTCCTTTCCCTGTTTCTGGGTGAAGCTCCATTGCTCATCGGCGATGATCTTATCGCCCTGTCCACCATGAAGATACTGACTGGTTGGCGGCATAGGGCGAATCTGGGACCCCGTGGCCACCACCACCGTCCTGGTCGCCCCCGCCGCAAGCTTCGTATCGACGATCCCCAGCGGCTCTAAATACTTCTTGCTGGGCTCTACCAGCTCAGCAAGAAAACGCTCCCTAGCCGCCATGCCGGTCTGGGCAGTAAACCAAAGTTTTTGATAACGCTTAGTCATGGCCACATACATAAGCCAATCCATAATGCACGTGGTTTTGCCGGTCTGCCTGGGGAAACTCACCAAGATGGTGGTGAAGACCGGTGTTCCGTCAGGCCACCTAGCCACCAAGCGTTCCAAAATTTCTATCTGGTAAAACGTTGGCCGTCGCCCCATGAGGGCGGCAACCTTCTTCACCGCCCGAAGGTCAACTATCGCTCCCTCGGGGATAGGGGTTAGATAGCGGGGCTCTACCCGGCCGGGTAACCAGGTGCGCATTAGTCGGTGTCGGCCTCTAGGGCGGCTAGGTCCTCGAATAGTTGCTTGGCTAGGTCTTCGCCTTCTAGCTTCCGGCTCTCGGGCGTCATGTGCGCCGCAGTCAATGCCTCGGTCATGGCCGGAATCAATTTCGCCGGACCATAAGGACGGTCTTGCTTTTCCAGGGCGTCAAGAGCCCAGGCGCCTGCTCGAAGCACGGTAGCGATACCCTCATCTATAGGGTGAATCACTTGATTTTCGCGGGCGGCGTCTAGGGCGGCGTCCATGGCCACGGAGTGCCGGCCACGCAAAACGCAATCGGGCTGTTTGATAGCTTCGGCCTCGAAAAGGGCCTCTTGGCCTTCGCGGGGCCGCATGGGATCAGGGCGCGGCATGGGGTTTGACCTCCTGGTTTAGTTGATGTACTGACCCCGGGGGTTGGGGGCCAAAGAGAGAAAAAGAGTGCTGGCGCGGGACTGCCTAGGGGTCGGCTGGTTCTAAAAACCATCGCCGGCTCGGCGCCGCGTCACCGTCCCGACTTATAAGCGGGTGCAATCGGAACCACTCTTCGAGCGGCATTTCTTGGCGCGATGAGTTGCACGACTGGTGAGCCGGACGCAAGTTGTCTAGGTCATCACTACCACCGGCCGCCCGTGGTACCAGATGGTCGGCAGTGGTAGCGCCATAGGCGCCGCACAAGTGACACCTGGTGCCGAACTCCGCCAGACATGCGGCGGTGCGTTCGGTAGCGTATCGTCCGGCCCATGCCGGCCTACCTTCAGCAGGCATAGCCGTAGTCGTTCTGCGTACCATATAGGCGCTCACGCACGTAGGCGTGGGCGGCGGCGAAAGTGGAGAAGGACACCAACCTTATGCAGATTCCCCTTCTCCATGAGACCTCCCACAGACCGTCCTTGACCTTCTTCACCTTATATCTCACTTTATCCATAGCGTTTTCCGATTCCACCAGCTAGTAGCTCACGTGGTCCGGTGGTTTCCATTTCCTCATATAGTCGTTCATGAATGTAGTCGTGAGCAGCACGGAAGGAACCGAAACGATCGTACCTGATAGGCCAGCCATTCCAGCGCGTTACCACCATCCAGTCCTCTGGCCGGTGGCGTTTGAACACCTTGAATCGCCTCTTACTCATACTATTATCCTATTCCTTAGGGATCGTTATTCCCATTTCTACGAACTTTTCACCGGTGAGACCAATACCGAACCTCGTGTAATCATGCTTCATCATCTCGGTATATAGTTTCTCTAGGAACACATCGCACGCTTTTTCGTCGTACTCGCATAATCCATTAAGGCTATTAATAAACACTTCGATTGTGTCACCCATAGCATCGTGGCTATCCGCATTGAAAATGCTATTAAACAATGCGGATACGACAATTTGCGGCGTTGGCTCTACCTCGTGTTGGCGACCTACAAGCCTCTTCTTTTTCCGGTTTCTCTTTATCATTTTATTTCCTTTCGTTTACGCCTGTCACTGACTATTGTCGCGTATCGCTCCCTACGGTGCCGGTTGCGGCGCTTCCGCCGCCATTTTGAGTTTCTAGCCATATGCTATCTCCCGTAGGCGTTTTCGGGCGGCGTTCGCTTTAGCGCCACCAGCGATAGGAATATCTACCCCGGCCATTACAACCCCGGCCATTCGGGGAGTGGCTGTGAGCGCGTAGACGGCACAATCCCGAATAAGGGGGCAGTCGGCGCATAAAGTGTGTGCTCTAACAGTTCTAGGCTTTTTCGCCAGTGGGTGACCCCGCCAAGCTTCGGCGTTGTCCAGGTCCCACAGATGAGGCGCCGCAATACATTTCGCTTTTGACCAACAAACTTTTTTAGGCATTTCGCCCCCGGGGTAGTACAGGTGATACGGGTGGTACAGGTGAGTGGTTGGGGAGGGTGCATAGGTGGTAGGTGGTAGGTGGTAGGGGTTGGTGGTTCCGGTAGGCCAAGATGGATAGAAGGTAAAGGCTAGGTAGTAGGGGGTTAGGGCAGTAGCCTTAGGGAGAACCCCCAAGGGGTTCCCGGCTAGATGGCCTCCCCATTGGCGAAAATCCCATTTTTGACCGCTTCCATTGCCACCCCATGCCAAGTAGCCGTTCCGCCTCCTTGCGGAACGGCTTCCATAGGTCACACCACCAGCTGACGGGCCAGGTCAGCTGTGGCCACCCGGGACCAGGTGCACCGGGTGCTTACGGTAAGAAGCACATTATCCTGGTTACGTGTTGTTTTGTTTTTCTGTTGTGTCCTGTACACGTACAAGAAAGCAGGACGGAGGTATGATGAACAAAGGACAAAATATTTAGTTATAAGGCGTTCCGCAGCAGTTTACGGGGCCTGATACCCCCGCCGCCGGCTAGAAGGGGGGGGGGCACCTAAACCCAACAAACAATTAGAACAGCATCCCTGTCTTTTTTTCCCTTGCAGCCTGTCGGCAGTCACGGCAGATGCGTTTGCCGGTCTGGTTCGGCGGCGGCGCGGGCTTTGCGAACACTCTTCCGCAAACGTCACAGTAGATACCACTATCGGCCCTTGCCGGGCGAAATTCCCAGCCCACGTTAGTTCGTGTCATCGGCATTTTCTTCCCCTAGCGGCATGCGTTCCTGCTCCAGACGCAGAGCCTCAGCCTGAGCATCTTTGAGGTGATCGTTCAGGAAAAACCACCCTTTCTTTGAGGCTTTCCGCTCCATCATTTCCCGTAGCTCGTTGTCCAGATAGTCGATCCCGTGCCCTTCGAGGGCCGTTTTCCGAACGGCAAACGCCAACTCGTAGTACAGTGTTTCGACTTGATCGTTCGGGTAGTTTTCCACCTCGGCGGCGGACTCGATAGCGTCCAAGCATGCCTCGAAATACGGCACGGGAGGCATTTTGCTAAAAGCTTCGTCCCACGCTTCCTTGGCCATGGTGGCTAATTCTTCGTCTGTGTACTCGTCCATATTTCCTCCTCAAAAATGCCTAAAGACCTTGAGCCCTACGGGGCTCAAGGTCAGCCAATGACTCTTTATCCATCCCAGGTTGCAGCGCACCAATGTTGAATGGAATATCCGATGCTACGGCAATGGGTTCATCCATACAGATGGTCAAACGTAGATACGAAGAACCGGACGGGTTGTTTTCAACAATAATACCGTCGGCGCAAACCATAAGCGGCGTACAAACCATTACACCGTCAATGACTAGCCCATGTTCTTTGGATAGCCGCCATCGTGATTCACTCATGGCTGGAATAATACGCAAGTTTCCCCCATTAATCAAGCACTCGCCCCTATTAATCAATTTTTTCTAACAATAATTGCCAATATCCTATCTAGAAGAGTAGTATTCTACATATGCTAAAGAAGACGGAAAACGAATGGATTATCCCAAAATTCCAGCTACGCCACCGGGTTAGACTCGCTCGTGAAGTGGCGGAAATGCAGCAAATAGAGCTAGCGACAATCACCGGCCTAAGTCGGGCGTCGATAGCGAACATCGAGGTAGGTAGGACAAAACCAAGGAAGGCATCCCTAAATCTTATCGCATTTGCTACTGGCGTTGACCCTGACTGGCTAGAAACTGGTGAGGCACCGCCTGGGTACGATTCAACGCAGATAGCATAATTACTATTTTTTATCAATGGGGGAGTGATCTAGGCCACAACCCAGACTATTTGTCCCCCATAGTAGGCGCCTGACTGCATGATCGTGGGCACCGGACAGGTGACTGTACCATCGGTGCCTAGCCTTGCCCGTGCCCCTACAGCATCGTTCAGGTCGTTAGCGCCGGCTAGAGCGGCATAGATGGTTTTTGTTGGCCGGTCACTAGCGGCAAGGGTGCCGGCTAGAAGCCGCGTGGCGGCAACAGCGTCACTGGTAGTACGAAACTCAAGGCTCAAAATCCGAAGTTTCCCTATTCGTTGGATCAAGCCGGAGGCGTTGCGGAAGGACGTGTTAAGCGCGACGGTTTCGGTGCTTGTAGTCAGTGCCTCTGACAGCTTTGCTGCATTATTGCGTTGAACAGCGGGAAATTGACTGATTGCATCGCTTCCGTCAGCATTGAGGTGCTGAATATTGCGTGGGTCGGTTATGGCCATGAAATATCCTATCCTTTCCAAGTGCCGTTAGTGGTGGCCCACTTAGTGGTAGTGGTGGCCCACGTGGTCGGTTTCGGCGGCGGCGGGGGTG